GCGAACTGGCGGGCGTCTCGATGTCCGGCATCGAGCAGGCCACCAAGGATCTGACGCGTCGGCTCAGCCAGGCGGCCTCCGGCAGCGGTCCCGCGGCCCAGGCACTCGAGCGGCTGGGGCTCTCGGCGTCCGACCTGTTGGCCCTGCCGCTCGACGAGCGTGTGGGTGCGATCAACGCGGCCATCGAGAGCTTCGTGCCTGCCGCCGAGCGCGCGGCCGTCGCGGGTCAGCTCTTCGGCGAGGAAGGCTCGATCGCCATGTCGCGGATCGACACCGCGACGCTGCGCCAGGCTACGGAGGACGTGCTTGCCTTCGGGGTCGTCGTCTCGGAGCAGGATGCCGACCAGATCGAGCGGACAAACGATGCGATCTCCCGGCTGGGGCTGATCTGGCGCGGCCTCTCGAACCAGCTCGCCGTCGCCGCGGCGCCGGCGCTGGAAGCCGTCGCCAACGCCATGGCGGCGGTGGCCAGTCGCACCGGGCCGCTCGGCATCGCGATCCGCGGTCTCTTCGACAACATCGGCCGCCTGACCACCTACGCCGCGACCTTCGCCGCCTTCCTCGCGGGACGCTGGGTCGCCGGCATGGCCGCTGCGGCGATCTCGGTCCGTGGCCTCGCCACCGCGCTGGTCGTCCTGCGTGCCGCGCTGATCCGCACCGGCATCGGGGCGCTCATCGTCGGCGCGGGCGAGCTCGTCTACCAGTTTACCCGGCTCGTCTCCGGCGCTGGCGGCTTCGGCGAAGCGATGTCACTCCTGAAAGATGTCGCCGTCGAGGTCTGGGAGCGGATCCGCATGGGCGCCGCTGCGGCCGGGGCCGCGGCCACGGCGATGTTCTTCGACCTGAAGGCCGATGCGGTGTCGGGCATGCAGAGCGCGATCGAGAGCGTCGTCGGTTTCGGGAATACGGCCGCGAACACCTTCGAGGGCGCCTATGAGGCGATCAAGGCGATCTGGGGCCTGCTGCCCGCCGCCATCGGCGATCTGGCGTTCCAGGCGGCCAACAGCCTGGTCGACGGCGTCGAGGCGATGCTGAACGGCGTGGTCTCGCGCATCAACGGCTTCATCGGCGGCATCAACCAGGGGCTGGAAGCCCTCGGCTCGGAGCGCCGCATCTCGCTGGTCCCGGATCTCGACCTCGGCGAGATCGAGAACCGCTTCGAGGGTGCAGCCAGCGCTGCGACGACGGCGGCGCAGCCGGCGTTCGACCGGGCCTTCCAGGACAACCCGCTCACCGCGCCCGATCTCGGCCTGCCCGACGCGGCGAACAGGGCGCTCGAGTCCGCGAACCTCTATCGCGGCGCGGCCCGCGATTTGGCGGAAGGCGCTCACGCGCCGCTCGAAAGCTGGCAGGCCCTGCGCGACGCGGTCCGCAGAACCGATGAAGGCAGTGCCGATGCGCTGACCGAGGCCACCGGAGCGGCCGAGCGGCTGGAGACGGCGCTTGGTGAAGCCGGACGCGCCGCCACAGGTGCTGGTGCGGCGGCCGGAGCCGCCGCCGCTGCCGCGGAGCCCGCGACCGAGGCCGCCGTCACCGGCTGGCAGGCCGTCACCGCCGCGCTGTCGGACTACGCCAGCAAGGCCCGCGACATCGGCGGCGATATCGGCCAGAGCCTCGTCGGCGCCTTCCAGTCGGCCGAGAACGCAGTGGGCCAGTTCGTACGGACCGGTAAGCTGAACTTCCGCGATCTCGTCACCTCGCTGCTGGCCGATCTCGCGCAGCTGGCGGCGCGGCGCTTCATCCTCGGACCGATCGCAAACGCGCTCTCCGGCGCGCTCGGCGGCGCAGGCGGCATCTTCGCCGACATCCTGCATGCAGGCGGGATGGTCGGCTCGGCCGGGCCCTCGCGCATGGTGCCTGCCATGGCCTTCGTCGCCGCCCCGCGAATGCATTCAGGCGGCATGGCGGGGCTACGCCACGACGAAGTGCCCGCAATCCTGCAGCGCGGCGAGCGGGTGCTGTCGCGGCGGGAGGCGCAGAGCTACGGCGCGGGCGGCGGCGTCAATGTCACCATCATGGCGCGTGACGCCGAGAGCTTCCGCCAGTCGCGCACGCAGATCGCCGCCGACATCGCCCGCGCCGTCTCGCTCGGGCGGAGGGGCATGTAATGGCGTTTCATGAGGTCCGGTTTCCCGACAACATCAGCCGGGGCGCACGCGGTGGGCCGGAACGGCGCACCCAGATCGTCGAGCTCGCCTCGGGCGACGAGGAACGCAACGCCAGTTGGGCCAATTCGCGCCGCCGCTACGATGTCGCCTATGGCATCCGCCGCGCCGACGATCTGGCGGCGGTGGTCGCCTTCTTCGAGGCGCGGAACGGCAGGCTCCATGGCTTCCGGTTCAAGGACTGGGGCGACCACAAGTCCTGCCTCCCCTCGGGCACGCCGTCGCCCACCGACCAGGCGATCGGCACAGGCGACGGCGCGACGACCGCCTTCCAGCTGGTGAAGCGCTACGCGTCTGGCAGTCAGACATGGGTGCGCACGATCACCAAGCCCGTCGCCGGTTTGGTCCGCGTCGCCCTCGATGGCGCGGAGCAGCTTGGCGGCTGGTCCGTCGACACGACCACCGGCGTCGTGACTTTCGACAGCGCGCCGGCGGGCAACGTCGCCATCACCGCAGGCTTCGCCTTCGACGTGCCGGTCCGTTTCGACACCGATGCTCTCGACGTGACGCTCGACCTCGAGCGGCTCGGCTCGATCACTTCCATTCCGCTTCTGGAGATCCGGCGATGAACGACACCGGCAGCTTTGTGGCCGCAGTGCTGCGCGAACTCGCGGCCTCGACCGCCGTGATCCTCGCCGCCTGGGGCGCGCTCGGGGGCGCGACGAATGCGCTGACCACGAAGATGCGCCTGCGCGACGCGCTCCGGCACATCCTGCTCGGCGGGCTGATCGCAGCCGGGATGGGCAGCCTCTCCATGGCCGTGATCACCGCCTGGCTCAGCCTTCCGCCTGAGGCGATCCCTGCGGGCGGGGCGGCGGGCTCGGCGGCCTATCTCGTGGGCGTCTTCGGGCCGGCCTTCATCGAGATGCTGCTCGCCCGCCTGCGCCGCGCCAACGAAGGCGGCGGCGATGAATGAGCTCGTGCGCCTCGCGCGCTCCCTCCGCTGCGACCCGGCCGACCCAAGAGCGGCTTTCGCCCATCGTCTGCGCATCGGCCTCGCCGTCGCGGCGCTGATCCTGATCCTCTCGCTCCTACGGTAATCCCATGCACATGACCGACCGGGGCCTTCTGGCCCTCGTCCGGCACGAAGGACTCGTGCCCGGACCCTATCTCGATGTGAAACAGGTCTGGACCTTCGGCATCGGCCACACGGCCGCGGCCGGCCCACCCGATCCCGCCACCATGCCGCGCGGCATGCCCGCCGATCTCGATGCCGGGATCCACGAGGCGTTCCGGGTCTTTCGGGCCGACCTGGCTGCTTACGAGGCCGCCGTCCTGCGCGCCATGAAGGTGCCATTGGCGCCGCACGAGTTAGATGCGCTGGTCAGCTTTCACTACAACACCGGCGGCATCGCCAAGGCCGCGCTGACCCGGCACCTCAATGCCGGCAATCGCGTTGCAGCCGCCGACGCGTTTCTGAACTGGCGGCGACCGGCCTCGATCATCCCGCGCAGGGAAGCCGAGCGCGACCTGTTCCGGCATGGCCGCTATCCCGGCGGCACGATCCCGGTCTGGTCCGTGGATCGCACAGGCCGCGTGGACTTCTCGCGGCCGGTCCGTCGCCTGACCGAGGACGAGGCGCTGGCGCTGCTGCGGCGGTCGCCGCTGCCGAGGCCGCCGGTCCGCGACCCTGCACCCGACACGCCGACCGGCTGGCTAGCCCGGCTGGCCGCCTTCTTCTCCACCCTGATCCGGAGGGCCTGATCCCCATGCGCTATGTTCGCCCCAACTCGCTCACCTGGTGGGCGGGACTGCTCGCCATGCTCACCGGCATCGCCTCCCTCGCGCTGCCCGCCACCGGGCCGCTCGGGGAACTGTCCCGTCTCGTCGCGCTGCTTGCCGGCTCGGGCGATGCCTCGCCGGCCGGGCTGATGTTCCTCGGTCTGGGCCTGATCGGTCTGCGTGACCGGATCGAGCGCGGGTTCCGTGGCGATGCTTGAGTTCATCGCAGGTCTGATCGTGGGCGGCTTTCTCGGCGTCTTCGTCGCAGCCCTCTGCGTCGCCGCCGCGCGCGGGGAGCAGGACGATGGCTGATCTCCTCATCTGGCTGGTCGCGGCTCTAGGCGCGGTCGGGGGCGTCGTCCTCGGCTGGGTCTGGGGCCGCGTGGAAGGGGAACGCGCAGGCAAACGGGAGGCGGAACGCGATGCCATCGAAGACAAGAACAACCGCGTCGAGCGCGGGCGCGACGCGGTTCGCGACGGCCGCGGGTCTGGCGATCCTGCTGACCGGCTGCGCCGCAACGATGGGCGGTGGTGACGCCGGCTGCGCCTCTTACGCCGAGGCGCGGCTCGCCCGACCCCCCGCCCAGACGGTCGCCTCCGTGCCGCCGGACTGGGCGGACTGGATCGCCGATCTCGACGACCGCATGACGGGAACCTGCCGATGAAATCCCTCTCGCCCGCCTTGCAGACTCATCTCGACGAGGGCTCGACGACGCTCGCCTGGTGCTGGCGCATCACCCGTGCCGACGGCGTCACTTTCGGCTTCACCGACCACGACCGGACGCTGAGCTTCGACGGCACGGACTTCGAGCCGGAAAGCGGCTTGACCGCCTCCGAGGTACGTTCCGGATCGGACCTGTCCGTCGATGCGCAGGACGCCGAGGGGGTGCTGACCTCGGACCGGATCACCGAGACCGACATCCTCGACGGCCGCTGGGACAACGCCGAGGCCGAAGTCTGGCGCGCGAACTGGGCCGACACGGGCCAGCGCGTCCTCATGCGTTGCGGCGCCATCGGCCAGATCCGGCGCGGGCGGCTGGCCTTCGTCGCGGAAGTCCGCTCGCTCGCCCATGTGCTGGGCCAGACGGTCGGGCGGACCTTCCAGGCGACCTGCGATGCCGCGCTCGGCGATGCACGCTGCGGCGTCGATCTGGAAGACCCCGCCTTTAAGGGAACTGGCGCCGTGATCGATCTCATGCGTGACCGGGCGTTTACCGCCTCTGGTCTCGGCGGGGTCGCCTCCGGCTGGTTCACCTTCGGCACGCTGGACTGGACGAGCGGCGCGAACGCAGGCCGGCGTGCCGAGGTGCTGGGCCATGACGTCACGGACGGCATCGCGGTGCTGACCCTGCTCGAGGCGCCGGTGCGGGCGATCGCCGAGGGCGACGGCTTTACCATCCGAGCGGGTTGCGACAAGCGGATCGAGACCTGCGGCACCAAGTTCGCCAACACCGCCAATTTCCGCGGCTTCCCGCATATACCGGGCCAGGACACGATCCTGCGCTACGCGACGAAGGACGGCGGGCACGACGGGGGCGTGCTGTGACGCCCGCCGATCCGAACAGGGTGATCGCCGTCGCGCGTTCCTGGCTCGGCACCCCGTATCACGACCAGGCGAGCCTGCGCGGCGTCGGCTGCGACTGCCTCGGGCTGGCGCGCGGGGTCTGGCGCGAAGTCGTCGGCACCGAGCCGTTCCTGATTCCGCCCTACAGCCGCGACTGGGGCGAGACCGGCCCGCGCGAGGTTCTGGCGGAAGGCGCGCGCGCCATGATGATCGAGGTGTCGCCCTCCGAGGCCGGTCCCGGCGCACTGGTGCTGTTCCGCATGAAGCCCCGCGCTATCGCCAAGCATGTCGGGATCCTCACCGGGCCCGACACCTTTCTCCACGCCTACGAGCGGCTCGGCGTGATCGAGGAACCGCTGACGCAAGCCTGGCGGCGGCGCAACGCCTTCGCCTTCCTGTTTCCGCAACGCTGAGACCCCGACATGGCAACGCTTGTTCTCGGTGCCGCTGGCGCCGCCATCGGCGGCAGTATCGGCGGCGCCATCCTCGGCGTGAGCGCCGCGACCATCGGGGGCTTCGTCGGCTCGACCATCGGCTCGGTGGTCGACAGCTGGATCGTCTCCTCGCTCGCGCCCACGCAGCGGATCGAAGGCCCGCGCCTCGATAGCCTTCGGATCACTTCCTCAACCGAGGGCGCCGTCATCCCGCGCGTCTACGGCCGCATGCGCATGGGCGGTAACGTGATCTGGGCGACGGATTTCCGCGAGGAGACGAAGACCACCACGCAGGGAGGCGGCAAGGGCGGCGGAGGCGGCGGCAAGGTCAAGACGACCGAGTATCTCTACTACGCGAGCTTCGCGGTTGCGCTCTGCGAGGGGCCGATCACCGGCATCGGCCGCATCTGGGCGGACGGCAAGCTGCTCGACACCGCTGGGATCACGTGGCGCTGGTATCCGGGCGAGGAGAGCCAGACGGCCGATCCATTCATCGCCGCGAAGATGGGCGCGGCGAACACGCCGGCCTATCGCAGCACGGCTTTTGTCGTCTTCGAGGAGCTACCGCTCGGGAACTACGGCAACCGACTGCCGCAGCTCTCCTTCGAGGTCTTCCGCCCGCTCGCCGATCCCGACACCGCCGAGGGGCTGACGCAGGCGGTCACCATGATCCCGGCTTCGGGCGAGTTCACCTACGCGACACAGGGCATCCGCAAGGGCAGCGGCGGGGCGCAGACGCCTGAGAACCTGAACGCGGTCTCGGATACCGCCGATATGGTCGTAGCGCTCGACCGGCTGCAGGCCATGGCGCCGAAGGTGGAGAGCGTCAGCCTCGTGGTCGCCTGGTTCGGAAACGATCTGCGCGCGGGCGACTGCACCATCCGCCCCGGCGTTGAGGTCTCGGCCAAGTCTACGAGCCCGCAGACATGGAGCGTGAATGGCGTCTCGCGCGCCGACGCCCATCTCGTCAGCCGTGATGACCAGGACCGACCAGTCTACGGCGGCACGCCGGCCGATTTCGCCGTGGTGCAGGCGATTCAGGAGATGAAGGCGCGCGGGCTGCGCGTCACTTTCTACCCGTTCATCCTGATGGACGTGCCGCCCGGCAACAGCCTGCCAAACCCGTATTCCGACAACGCCGCCGAGACGGGCCAGCCCGCGTTCCCCTGGCGGGGGCGGATCACCTGTTCTCCCGCAGCGGGGTTCGCCGGGACAGTGGACAAGACCGCCACGGCCGCAAGTCAGGTTGCGGCGCTCTTCGGCGCGGCGACGCCCGCGACCTTCAGCGTCTCGGGCGAGAGCGTCAGCTGGACCGGCGCGCCCGGCGACTGGGGCCTGCGGCGCATGGTGTTGCACTACGCCCATCTCTGCGCCGCTGCGGGTGGGGTCGATGCCTTCCTGATCGGGACCGAGATGCCGGGGCTGACCACGATCCGCTCGGGCGCCAGCACCTATCCGGCGGTGCAGGCGTATCGGGATCTGCTCGCGGATGTGCGCTCGATCCTCGGGTCCGGCATCAGGATCGGCTATGCGGCGGACTGGAGCGAGTATTTCGGCCATCAGCCCGGCGACGGCTCGGGTGACGTGTTCTTCCACCTCGATCCGCTCTGGGCCGATCCCGAGATCGATTTCGTCGGGATCGACAACTACATGCCACTCTCGGACTGGCGCGACGGGTTCGAGCATGCGGATGCCGCCGAGGGCTGGCCCGCGATCTATGACCGCGCCTATCTGCAGGGGAACATCGCGGGCGGCGAAGGCTTCGACTGGTTCTATGCCAGCGCCGCCGACCGAAGCGCGCAGGTCCGTACCCAGATCACCGATGGTGGTGAGGCGGGGAACGCCACCGGTCCGAGTGACCCGCCGAACGGCAAGCCGTGGGTCTTCCGCTACAAGGACCTGCGCGCCTGGTGGTCGAACCCGCACTACAACCGCCCCGGTGGCGTGGAGAGCGGCTCGCCGACGGCATGGGCGCCGCAGTCCAAGCCCATCTGGTTCACAGAGCTGGGCTGTCCCGCCATCGACCGGGGCACGAACCAGCCGAACGTCTTCTTCGACCCGAAGTCGTCGGAGAGCTTCACGCCGCATTTCTCGCGGGGCTGGCGGGACGATGCGATCCAACGCGCCTATCTCGAGGCGACCTATCTCTGGTGGGGTGAGGCCGCCAACAACCCGCTGTCCTCGGTCTACGGCGGCCGGATGGTGCACAACCCCGAATGCGCCGCCTGGACATGGGACGCGCGGCCCTATCCCTTCTTCCCTGCGCTGACCGACGTCTGGACGGACGGCGCGAACTGGCGGCTCGGCCACTGGCTGACCGGACGGCTCGGCGCGGTGTCGCTGGCGGCGCTGGTCCGGCATCTCTGCCTGCGCGCCGGGATGCCGGAGACCCGGATCGACGTCACCGGGCTTTGGGGCGCCGTCGAAGGTTACGCCATCACCGCGCTCGAAAGCCCGCGCGCCTCGATCACCACGCTGTCACGCCACTTCGGCTTCGACGCCGTCGAAACCGAGGGCGTGATCCGCTTCGTCATGCGCGGCCGGGCCTCCGTCGCGACCCTCCCACCCGACGATCTGGTGGCCGCTCGCGAGAGCGACGTGCTGGAGCTGACCCGCGGCCAGGAGACCGAACTGCCGCAGGCGTTGAAGTGGCAGATCGCCCGCGCCGACGAGGACTACGACGCGGCCCTCGTCGAGGCGCGGCGCATCACCGTGGACACGACGCGGATCGCCTCCGAGTCCTTCCCCATGGCGGTCCCGCCCGAGGAGGCCGAGCGCCGCTGTCGGCGCGCGTTGATGGAGGCGTGGGTGGGGCGCGAGACGACGGCGTTCCGTCTGCCGCCCTCGCGCCTCGCGCTCGACCCGGCCGACGCGATCCGGCTGGAGCATGACGGGCGGCTGGTCGATCTGCGGCTGGTCTCCATCGCCGATGCCGACGCGCGCGGCATCGAGGCCGTCCGTCAGGACCGGGAGGCTTACGACCTGCCGCCTGGTGCACCCCGACCCTCGGTTCTGTCACAGGCTGTCGTGTTCGGCGCGCCCGAGGCGGTGATCCTGGATCTGCCGCAACTGACCGAGGATCAGGCCGCGCATCGCCCCTTCGCCGCGGCGCATGCAGTGCCGTGGCCGGGCGAGATCGCGGTATTCCGAAGCCCCTCTACGGACGGCTTCGAGCTGCTCACGAGCTTCGGGACGCGGGCCCGGATCGGGGCGCTGGTGTCTGACCTCTATGCAGGACCGACATCGCGCTTCGACCTCGGCAACATGCTGGTGGTCGATCTGCTCACCGGCACGCTGGAGAGCGTGACCGACCTGACCCTGTTCGGCGGTGCGAACGCACTGGCCATCGAGAGCGCGCCCGGCACCTGGGAGATCGTGCAGGCGGGCGCGGCCGAGCTGCTGGCGCCCGGCCGGTATCGCCTGACCCGGCTTCTGCGCGGCCAGCGCGGCACGGAAGGCGCGATGGGCAATCCGACGCCCGCTGGCGCGCGGGTGGTGGTGCTCGACGACAGCCTCGCCTCGCTGCCGATCGCCGAAGCCGATCTCGGCATCCCGTGGAACTGGCGCATAGGTCCGGCCAGCCGCCCTGTCAGCGACGAAACCTATGACGCGCAGGCCTTCACGCCCGCAGGCGTCGGGCTGCGGCCGTTCTCCGTCGCACATGTCGAGCAGCCGTGGCGTCGCCCCCGCACGCCCGGCGATCTGACCATCCGCTGGACGCGCCGGTCCCGCGCGCTGGCGGCCGACAGCTGGGGCGGGCTGGAAGTGCCGCTGGCCGAGGAGCTCGAAGCATACGAGGTCGAGATCCTCGACGGCGCAACTGTGAATCGCGTTTTGAACACCGCAACCACCAGCGCGGTCTACACCACCGCCCAGCAGATCGCCGACTGGGGCGCGCCGCTCGGACCCGGCGACACGCTCGACATCCGCATCTTCCAGCTCTCCGCCCTCGTTGGGCGGGGCGCGCCGAAAACCGTCACGCTGAGCTTCTGAGGCCGCGCAATGAGTTCTGGCCGGCCGCGCGCTCTGCGGCGTAAGCTCGGGACATGCGCCCCGAGGACGAAGACCGGATTGCCGCCAAGCTTGCCAGAGTGATGGCCGTGGCCTGCGTGCGAAACACGCAGCTCGAGACCCTGCATGCCGGCCTCACGCCCGTGTCACACACGGGTGATGGCACCGACGTCATCGTCGAGGACGCTGCGGGCAGACGCATTCCGTGGTCCGAGGTCTCGCGGATCAATGACGACGAGATGCGTGCGCTGATGCGTGAGATCGTGGACCGGCTCTACACCTTCCATCTGCGGATCGACGATCCGGCATTCCGAGCGGAAATCGATCGCTGGGCCGCGATGACCGCGAAGTGGGATGCGCCGAAGCCCGATCCGGTTCTCTCGGCCATCCCAGGGGAGACGCCCGAACACGGGTAGCCCG